TTCGGAGGAACACTACCCTCAACAATCTCATTAAGGCCAAACAAATCCTTAATACGATTACCAAGATCCTGCAAATGCTCAAACACATAAGGCGGCAACGAAGGAATCGGAATACTCTCCGGCACCTTACCAGCAACCGGATTATACTCAATCATCTGCGACAACGTACGATTCAACTCCTTCTGAAGCGGAATCGCCTGCTCAACCACACTCGTATCCCACAACTGCCCCGGAATACGCAAACCCGGAAACTTCACAAGCGGCAACTGCTTAAACGGATACGGCCACGGAGCATCATACAAAATAACATTAGGCGACTTCGTAAACACCACAAAACGCCCATCAGGATACTTCGGACCCGGAAGAAAATACCCATAATACACAACACGCACATTCTCCTGCGTCTTAGAATCAAGATTCCCAAACGCACCCGGAAGCGTCTCATCAGGATACCGATTAACAGCATTAGGCTTCAAACGAACACCATAACGCTCAAAAATCTCATCCGAACTCATAGGATGAATACAAAACGCATACTTACAATCCTCAAACACCGAAGCAGAATCATCCAACAACACATCAAACGGCGACATAACATCAACACGAATCTCACCCTGATAAATACGCCGCTCAAACTCGTCAGAATCAATACCCAACTCGTCAAGATTCTTCTCAAAAAAATGCTTCACCATAGGATCAACAATAGGCTCACCATCAAGAGGATTAATCATAACCTCCATACCCTCACCAGCCTGATCATCCCACGTAATCTTCCAAAAACCATTACCAGCAATAATACTCCACATCATCGCCTCTTCACGCTTCTCAGTAAGACTAAACGCATCCCACCAATAATCAAGAAGATTCTCAGCAACCTCAGTAGCCTTCTGCGCCTCAAAAGACGACTGACCCGGAGTAGCAAAAAACTGCGGCTTTGACTTCACAAGCCGCGACAAAAGACTCTGCGTATTCGGCGCAATCTGATTCGACACCAAACGCACACGATAACGAGGCTTATCACCATCATCAGTAGGAAGCGACTCAATACGCCGCGACTTACGATTATAAAACACATACTGCTTACCCTTATAAAACGCAAGATTCAACTTCCACTGACGCGCAATCAACTCGCGCTGACGCTCCAACTCGTCAACACGCTTAACGAGACTAGCCGCCGAAGCAAAACCAGTAGGAATATCATCTACATAATTATCGGTAGTCTCGTCCAATACAAGCCTCCTTAGAGAAATTCAATATCACTAGGAGCAAGGCCAGCCTTAGAAAGCAAATCATTATACTCATCAGGAGTAATAACGCCCTGCTTTAACGCCCAATCAGCGTCCTGCTCGTCCTCACTCACCCTCAACTGGCCCATCGGAACGTCGCTTAGCGGTTTTGCGCCCTCCAGCCTTAGCCTTTCCAACCTCAGCCTCTCCGTCTCCAGATTCAACATCTCCTGCGTCCACGCCCTCTGCGTCTCCAGAATCTCCAACATCACGCTTACCAACAGAGTATCCCGCCTCTTCCAAAAGCCTAACAAGAGTCTCCTCCTTCAACACACGAGTACGAAACATCATCAAATACGGCGTCTTACGATTAGGAACGCCCGTATCAAACACGCGCTCACCCGGAAAAATACGCTCACCCGTAATACAATCAGCCGCATTACCCTTAATAGCCTCAATCCACTTCATCACCAAATACTCCCCATCATCTCGTCAACAAAACGGTCTTCTTTATTAGCACTAGGACGATCAGCAAGCACCCAATCAGGCAAATTGCTTTTCTCCTCAATCGGAGGAGCCAACTCCCCCAACAAAGCACCAGCAGTACGAAGCGCAATCTCCATACTATCCAAACAGTCATCCTTAGGAGTTCGCAACGAAGAATCATAATCAACCCACTCCTGAATAAAATCAGCATGATCCTTACGAATACGCACCTTACCAATCCTAAACAACGGGCTCATAGCAAGAATACGCTCCCACTTCTTACCCTTTGCAAACATCGGAACAACCGGCGGCATAGTTTGCAGCCTTTCAGTCTGCTGCACCAGAGCCGCCTGATAAGCATTAGACTCAATACCAATAATCTCAGGCTTATACTTAATATAATACTCCTCAATCTTGAGAAGTTGCTCCGCAAAGGGGATTCTCGCCGCGTACTGCTCTAGTAGAAACACTTCGTTAGAGTCTGACACCCCAATAATTGTGATTACGAACCTGTCCGCATTGGCGGATAGGCTGATCGCGGGGTCTACTCCCATATATTTTCGCAGTTTTAGCGGTTTTCCCTCATCATCAAGCATATCATCGTTAGTGTAATAGTGCAGCCAGTCTCCAGCAAGGTCTTTGCCTGCCATACTGTCAAAACTCGCCATATACTCTTGTGCGAAAAGCAGCGGATGGTATCTGGACTGCACATACTCCCACTCTTCTCGGCGGAAGTAAGGATTATCAATGCTACGATACTCTACGCGACTATTATTATCGTCTTTACGAGCATCATCACTAAAAAACTCTTCATAAAACCAGTTTTTCTGGTTCGGCGTGGTCGTTGTAATCAACAACCCTTGCTTATCCGACAATGATGGGCGAATAACGCCCCACGCTTCATCATGCTTGATGAATGCGGCCTCGTCCATCCACAGAATGTCCAAGCCCGCACCACGCAAACTTTGCGGATCTTCCGCCGATTTGAACTCAACGAGGCTTCCGTTCTCAAACTCAAAACGCATACCACCTTTGTTCTCTTTAACTTCTTTTCCAATGGTCAGCCCCGCCTTAATACATACGTCGCGGAATGTTAAATACGATGGTCGGCCAACCTTATAGGAGGCTGAAAGCGCCCAAACCCACAATGGGGTGTCGCTCTTCCGACCATGTGCATCCTCGTGGAATTGTGAAGGATGCAGACAATAAAATAACACTTCCCAAGCGGCTGAAAGGGTCTTTCCGCCACGACGACCAGCCACAAGATGCCGGAAACGAGTAAGATTCTTCTTATTCTTGTCCGTATGGAACAAGGTTTGATAATAATGAGGAGCATAACCCTTGCTAAGGAACCATCCCATCTTGCCGGGAAACTCTAAAATAAGAGATTCTACCTCTTTGCTACTCATTTTCTTATCAGAATACGTATAATTACCCACTATTTCCTCCTAGTGGGGACGATGCTCCCCACACTTAGGACACTTAGAATAATAATGCGGATGATCCACATTACACTTGTGACAATACCAAGGCTCTTTTGGTACCATCTTCTTTTTTACTCGCGGCTCAACATTCGACCCAAACACATTAAACCCCCAAAGGAACATCCATATTAATAACAGGCAACTCTGCTGCCATAACAATCTCTTCTTTAGACGAAGGAATTACACTAATTGTAGGATCATTAAGCATACGCATAGTTTCTGCTTGAACAATCTCATCAATAGCGATACGCGCTCGCTCTTTAATGGCATTCTCAGTCCAGTCTTGCGGATCCGCCATAACAAAACTAAGCGCTTTAACCTCAACATCCGTTAATTCAATCTCAAACTTCATAATAACCCCTTAAGATAAAAGACACCCACAAAAATAAGAATACGTACCATAATGCCCAGAACCGTACGTCAAAATCATACGGACCTGATCGTTAGCCGCCAAATTAAAAATAATCGCCGAACCCTCCATAACCCAACTACCTGTGTGACTATGAGCCATATAATGAGTTAAATTATTATTAATACCAATATCTACTCTAGCATACCCCGGATCATTAGTACTAAAAGCCGCATTGGTAAGCATATTAAACGAAAACAAATACCTACCCGCGATAGGTGCCGTAAAAATACCATTACTAGTATTATAATGATTACCAATATTATAACCACCATTACTACTTACATCACCAAAAACAAGATACGTTGGGTTTGCTGGGTTATTAATCTGCCCTCCACCACTAGCATAAGCCTTAAAACTAGGCTGATAAGGCAACGTAACCCTACCACTAGAATCAATAACCAAACGATCCAAACTGCCCGTTTTCAACGACAAAGAACTAGAACCATTAATAACCGGATCTGTTAAAGTTTTATTAGTAAACGTCACCGTATTACCAGCAGTAACATTAGCATCCCAACTAGAACCAGTATACGTATACAACACACCAGTATTAGTCTCATAAAACTCGGTACCAGCAGGCATACCAGTCAAAGCAATACGCTCAGCAGAAGTACCCGTAATATTACCAAGCCCCTGAAAACTAGGCATACTACCCCTCCTGAATCACATCAGGAAACGTCAACGTACCCGCCAACTCCTCAGCCAACACACTCTTATCCGCCGGAGGAACAGGATTACCATCCTCCCCCAACACCAACTCAGCAAAACCATTAACCATCAAACGCCGCAACTCAGGAGCACCATGCATCGGACCAACCATAACCTCAATCACCAACGGAATATCATAAACAACCTCACCCGTAACCGGATTAACAACATCAACAGTCGTATCCATAGCCATAACACAATCCTCCAAAAAAATCAGAAAAACAACCCCTCACATACATAAACACACAAAACCCAACAAACCAGACACCAAAAACAAACAATTAACACAACCTTAACAATAATACACCAAAACAAGCCAAAACACAAACGTACAAAAAATATACGCATAGTAATTATATATGTATGTGTAGGTGTGAACGGGGGTATGGGTACGTCATATGCGTATGGCGTGTAAGGGGATTTTACAGCAAATACCAGCCTATTTGTAATGATATTTTACGAGGCAAGGTCGTAGATTTTACGAGTGTATTATATATATAGTACATGGTACTATATATATAGTATTATAC